GAGTCTGCTTCGGCTTCAAGTTCTTTGTAGTCGTAGTAGATTTCTGGATACGTCATAGATTTGCTCACCGTATACCGGAGTGGTTATAGGTTCACTCCTTCTGTTTATACTTGTAATTAGGACTGTCTTATAAAGGGTGGGCCTGTAATAGTTATTCTACTGATATGTCGTTGAACCACTCACAGTCTTCCTCGACAAACGCACCGAGGAAATATTTCTTCACAGCAGCAACATCACTTTCATCATCAGTGTAGAGTTCTGCTTCAAGCTCAGTGTTGCATTGAACACACGCCACGCGAACCACCCAACTCTCTGTCAGTTCATCAACTGGTTCTGCTTCACCGATTACAAAGAGTTCGTGTGTCTTTTCCAGCGAACCGTGTTTTCTGCTCTCGAAAGGGATTCATTATTTGTTACCTCCCACGAGAGCGTCCGAATGTCGTGTAGTCTGTTCCTGTCTTGACGCCACAGTTCTGACACGAACGGAGAACACCGTTGTTGTCGCTAAATACTCTATGAAACTTATCCGTTACCTTGCCGCCGCAATTTTGACATTTCTTTGTCATTTTAGTAAAACCCAGTTACTTCGTGTAGTTCTTTGTGTTCTCCAGCGTCCATTAGCTCGACATTATCAGGCCGCGTGTCGAGAGGACAACCGTTCTCGAAGTGCGTCTCCATCTCATTCTCCGAGAATACATTACTCGGCTCTGCACCCTCTGCAATCAGCACAAGCTGATGCTCGTAGAATGTTGATACGTCCTCGTTGGGGTTCCCAACAGCATACTGCACGTAGTTTTTATCGTTTTCTCTTCTGTAGATGTACTTGCTACTCTCGCTCTTTTCTGGACGGCCACGTTTGTCTGTGTCAATGTCGTGCTTCTGTAGCCAGCGCCGAATGGTTTCTCTGGAACAGTCAAGTAGTTCTGCGATACTGTACGTACTTTCTCCGCACTCAACGTAGAGCTTTTGCATAAAGTCAGCGTCTTTGTAGAGTTTCGTCATATTGCTCACCGTTACCGGAAGGCTTTTACCTTCCTACCTAATACTATGTACCCCAACCACTTAAAGGTTTCGGTTGTTATAGATTTATTGATGTATCTCGCCACACCGCAACCTTAAAAGGTACTCGCACTAAATCTATAGATACGTGACAAAGAATCACAGGGGTTTACTATGCAGCTACAGAACTCACATAAGCAGCTTATTGATGGACTAATTGTTGCAAACGCATCCGTTACGCAGAGCGAGGTGCAGCTACAACTCACAGACAAGGAAGAAGCACAGTACATCTACAGACTCATTAAGCCTATCGCAGAGTCCCGTCGCTTGGAGCAGGCCAACCAAACAGCACTGAGTCGTGACTGGTACGTGAAGAACGACGAACAGAACAACACTGACGAACTTCGTACAGAACGACACCACTCTCAAGTCTACACTGTCGTCTTTGAGCCTTCGAAAGAGGTTCTACAACGTGCCTCACACTGGCTTGAGCGCGATACAGACGACGAAGACGTGATTACACTCGTCTCACCAGATGACTTCGAGCTAACACAAACTGCTGCAAAGATTATCTATCTCGTTGCTGTTGAAGAACGCATCAACGACGATGGACGGCCACTGGAGTTTACCACACAGGCTCCTGATGAGGCTGTCAGTGAGGCTCTCTCGGATGTTGGAATCAAGTCGGAGTCAGTCAACGGACTCTTTCGCCTCCGTCCTGACGATGCTGCACACTTCCGAGAGTACGCTTGTGTCAGCGACAACCCCACGAGCGAGTTGAACAACGAGGTGCATCCAGATGCCACAACAAATTAATGTCAGTCTCAGAACACGACGCAAGCTGGATATGATTAAACGAGAAGTGTTTGGTGACGAGCCAACAGAAATGAGTGACGAAACACTTCTCGCTTTAATGACTGAAGAAGTACTTGAAGAAGAGACTATCCTTGATGGGAGTGAACACAGTGCCGCCCAACAGTGACAGCAACGCAGACAGCAACAGCACGCTTCCCGAGGACGAGCGAATGCGCCCTGAACAGAAAGATGAACTCACTTCGAACGCCGCGACACGTTGGGAATGGTTGGCGACTGCTGTTGTTGCGGCGACTGTGTTCACTTTCCTTCTCATAGTCTCGCTTGCAGTTCTCGGAGTTGTGACACTTTCCTCACTACCGCAGGCGTGGTTCATCCTCTTTGGAAGCGTTGTTGCTGGTTCATACGCATACGCAATTGGAAAAGAGTATGTCAACTGGCGAGGGAAGCGCGGCTGATTATAGGTTATATCTATCTCGATGCGCCGCAATCGTTATAGTGGTGTCACTCCTACAATAGTATCCCGTGATACTATGAGTGAGTACTTTGATGAATGCCCGATGTGCGATTCTCCGAACATTGTAATGCAGGAAGGCTGTATGCTGTGTCAAACCTGTGGCTTTTCTCCGTGCGGATAATCTCGATGTAGGGCAAGTTTTAAGAGGTATAGGCTATAAGATATAGGTACACTGGACGAGGCTTACGGCTACTTCGATTCACTCCAAAATTGAATACAGAACGCTCCCGTGGGCCAACTATTGCCAGTGTGTGTGTGTGTGTTTCGCGGATTCCATAGCATCAGTAAGTTTTGGCCCCCCATACGGGGGTTCTTCGTGGGCCAATAGCTCAGTGGCAGAGCATCTGTTTTGCAGGCAGAGAGCCGCCGGTTCGAGTCCGGCTTGGTCCATCACTTTTTCTTTTGCGCGTGCGCGTGTGTTGGTAGATAGTTACATCTCTCGGTACACCCCAACCTTTAAGTAATAGTAGCCATAACTATGTACTGTGAAGAACGATGACAGAGACTAAGGAATTTACAAACGTCAACGTTATCCCTTCCACTCGTAACGCAGTGAACGAGCTTAAGGGAGAGCTATTCAAGACGGACAGTGCAACACAGAACGATGTTATTGAAGAGCTTATTCGACAGGCTGGCTACTCGGAGGTGCTTGACGATGAGTGAACACACAGAGCAAGCGACGGTAGAGCTGACGACAGAGCAAGCGAAGCGATTCAACGAGCTTGCAGATGAGATTGCCCCCTACGGGACTGCGGCTCCAGAAGACGTTGTTGAGTACTTGCTGGACTATCACGACGGTGAGCTAAAGGAGTCGATGATTCTCGACTCTGCTGGCCCTCGGCCAACTACTGAAGCTTCTGGAAGTGGTTCTGGAGACGTAAATGGTGGGGGTGATGCTTCCACGAGTGCAGAAAGCCCGGCTAACGAAGGACTGACACCAGAGGAGAAGGCAGAAAAATTTCGACGGGACGACGACGGGGCGACTGAAGAAAGTGTGGCAGAGCTTGACTCGGACGAACTCAGCGCACGAGTCGGAGAATGACAACTAACTGAAATGAGGTGTGTACACTATGGGAATACTCTTTAACTCAGACGAGGACGACAGGACGGTTGAACAACTGCTGGACGACGATGCAACAATCGAGGCGAAAGGTGACAACGGCCAAGTAGTCAGTACACCACGGAAGGTGGCGATTACGTTCGACGGCGTGCTTGAGTCGATGCAAAATATCGGTGAGGGTGACGTGACGCTGTTCTATGATTCCATCAGGGGAATTGAGTTCAAGAAGAGCGGCACGTTCCGTCGCGGTTACATCGAGTTGCAACAGAGCGGCGACGAGAACGTGACAATCAAGTTCCAGAAGAACCGCAACCCTGACTTTGAGCAAGTAAAGGAGCTTATCGAAGCGCGAATGGCTGCACATCGGTAGGACAATGAAAGTACTTATTGACAGTAGAGAGCAGAAACCATACTCGTTCGAGGAGTCTGAAGTCGTCACTCTTGAGACAGGCGACTATACCTGTCGGGATGTTGACACGGCAATTGAACGAAAAAGTAAGTCAGATTTTGTCGCCTCACTGACACAGCGACGAGAGCAGTTTCAAGCTGCGTGTGAACGAGCGTCACAATTTTCGAAGCCGATGGTAATTCTCGTTGAAGCGCCATACGAAGATTTTGCGAACGGTGATTACTTTTCCAATGCACATCCGAATGCGATTACCGGGACGATTGACTCGTGGGCAGATGCGTACAACATCGAGTTCCGCTTCTGTGAGTCTCGTGATGCAGCCGAGCGTGTTGCGCGATACTTGCTCAAGTCGTGGAGTGAAGAGAGTGAGTATAGCTTCTACGAGTGAGGCTGCTGTCCTGCCGGGGCGGAGTGTGTTCACTTGCGTTGGCACGCTGGTATCGCTTGAGTGATGGTGTAGAACTCTGGTGACTGATGTACACTTCTGTACATTAGTGGGCGGGGTTGTTTGGTAGTGGGTATTTTTGGTTGGTAGTGGGTAGAATTGCTTGGTGGAGTATATAAATGAGATTGGAAAATTGGGGGCTGAGAACATCAAATTTATTTTATCACTTATATACTTTTCGGTGAATACAAACAAAACTCTAATCAAAGCCCTCAACCCTTCTCAGACAATTTCCCGACACTTTGAGAACCAAATAATCCACCCACAAACACCACAATACCCCAATTTTCGTTGAGTAGGACACGATTTGGCAACCGAAAGATTGATTAAGGTGGGCTATGACTGTCTCGCTGTGGCGCAAGACTTAAGTAAGGGTACTACCTATGACTAAGTGGCCTCACTGCCGGAGGCTGCTTGCTTAAGCCGTTCGCGTTGCTCGTCTGGAGTTAGCGTCTGTCTATCGGTTGACTGTCTGCCATTCACCGTCACCGTCCTCGGCACAGTTTTGCTCACCGTTGCCGGATTGTGACATATTACTTTGTGAATGGTTTTTGCTTTTTGTGGTGAACACACGCGACTCCAGCGGAAGCGCCGCACAGAACTATATAGATTCCTCACCCTCTATAGAGCCATCAGTCTCGTCCACAGGCAACAGTTAAGTGAATGCCTCTCGTACAAGCAGGTATGAGCTTATCAGACTGGAAACGGCAGACGTGCAGCAGGTGTGATGCAGTGCTTGGATTAACTGCTCACTCAGTTGACATTGCGATATACTGCGACGACTGCGAGCCACTTTCGATTGATGACGATACTCGAAGGTATGGGCCTGCATACGACAGGGCGAGAAAAATTGTCATCGAACGAGATAACCACTCGTGTCAGGGAAGATACCTGTACCCGATTTCGACAATTGACGAACCTTCATTTCAAGTGGAGATTCTTAACCAACAGTTTTAACCAACAACCCATTTTCGACAATCGTACAACCCCTGTTTCAAGTGGAAGTTCTTAACCAACACTGCGAGCCTCTCCCCTCGACAGTTGGGGAAGCCGTCAGTGTCGCTCCATAGCTGCTGTCGATTCTAAGCAGGCTCACAGCCGTTCTCAGAGCGTTCACAGTAACCCGAGAGGCACGCATCCTGTAAAAATAACTCCGCTTAGAACGGCGCTCAGAAGCTTGTGAGAGAACTGCTGTTTGGGGGACTATTGAGAGTCTCGTCGCGGAAGTGTCAACTGTCTGTAAAAAAATAACAGTAAAAAGAATATAATTGGTAAAGGGGTTTTGTGAAGTACCTTTGTAGAGTAGCTATTAGTGTCTACTGTGCTGTCTACACTATCAGTACCTCTTTATACTGTACTGTATTGTCCATATACTGTCTGTAGTGCTGTTGCGGTGCTGTGAACTGTAGGCTGTCTGTGTTCACCCCCTATAGGGTATATACTCTATACAAAGTATATCTATACTTGCCTTAGCACCGCCTCTACGGTTATTCAAGGAAGGTACTTTTTCAACCCCCCGTAGGGTATATACTTGAACAACAAATAGATTCTCAGCCAACGACGGAGTTTTGAGAGCTTGCTCTGAGGGCCGCTGAGAGCTTGCTCAGAGCTTGCTCTCTCGAATCGGGGGAGCGTCAGCATCAGCAGTTCGATTCTAAGCCGCCTCACAGCCGTTCTGAGAGCGTTGACAGTCTGCCGAGGGGGAAGCATCCTCTTTGCTCATCAAAAAGCTCTGAGCGCCTCTCAGCGGCTCACAGTACTGGCGGCATATTACTGTCGATATGGGCTGACTGCGAGAACTGGTGGGGCGCTTACAGCACAGCGCGATTCTGAGCAGCCTCACAGCCGTTCTGAGAGCGTTCAGAGGCTTCCGAGAGGCACACATCCTCTTGCCTGAGAAATCGCTCTGAGCAGCCTCACAGCCGTTCTGAGAGCGTTCAGAGGCTTCCGAGAGGCACACATCCTCTTGCCTGAGAAATCGCTCTGAGCATTGCTACTGAGGCGCTGCTTAGAGGACAACGATTTAGACAATTGTCGAAGTGTTGGATAAGAATGTTGGTTAAGAGTGTTGGTTAAGAATCTCCACTTGAAACAGGGGTTCGTCAGTTGTCGAAATGATGTTCGTCAATTGTCGAAATGATTACCGCTCGCAATAATTTGCCTCGCTCTCGTCGCTGGTTTGTCTGAGCCTGCTCGCTCTATAGATTGTGATGATTCTATATAGTTGCGCTGCTGTCCTGTTGCGGCAGCGTGTGTTCACTCTCATCTGACAAACTGGTAACTCTTGGAGAATTTTTATCGGCTTAGTTCAGGGCTGCTGGTGCGGTGGTTGGTTCAGTGTGATAGCTTGGTTCAGTGTCGTGTGGCTGGCCGGTTAACCCACCGTGTGTGGTTTGGAGAGTGAGGTGGCGCTCTCTCAAGGCGAGAAAGACTCCTGTTATGTGGCGACGGTATTTTAGTAAACCCCCCGACTCTCTAAAAAAAAAAAACATCCACTCTCCAGTGCTGTCTGTCTCTACAAACTATCTCGCACTACCCCAAGCTTTATGTACACCTGAGTCACAAGTTATAAGTAGAGGAAGGACAGTTATGTCGAATGACACAGAGTACACGACGGTAGCTCTGACTCCCGAGGACAAAGCACGCCTCGATAGAATCAAGGCTACCTATTTAGACGACGACGCGGCATCATACCGCGAAGTAATTAACTTCCTCGCTGACGAAGTTGAAAATTACGCTGACGAGTATGAGGCGGTACTTGCACGAGCAATCATTCGAGCAAGTGATGATGATATGCAGCGTGTGCGCGAGCGCGTGCGTAACGATACACAGTTTGTTGAGCGTGTGGCTTCGCAGCGAGACGACGAACAAGAGGAATAACTATGGCTACAGCAGAGACAGAATATGTAACGAAGACGAATGATTCACTCACCATCGAGCAATGGCTCCCCGGTGATTTGCGAGAGGGTACAGTCGAGTTCTCGATGAAGCCTGTTGTCGCTCGTGGAAACGTGACAGTCAGCGAACAAGACGCAACTGTCGAAGAGTACGATGGCGAGCGCGGCGATGCTGGTGAAAGCCGTGTCCAGTACACGATTCAGCCAGCAGCCCTTAGTGAAGCTGGTGAATACTTCGGTGAGTTTGAAGCAACATACCCTGACGGGGACGTAGTAACATTCCCGAAGGGGAAATACTACTTTATCAAGGTTCGAGGTGACATTGTATGAGTTACAGTTGCCCTGACTGTGGGTTTGAACACAGCGAGGCTGCGACAACGTTCACACATCGTGTCAAAAAACATACAGATTCAGGTAAGGGAGACTCCTTTAACCTTTACGATGACGAAATATTCAGCATCTTTATGGAGATGGCGTGGGACGAAGCACACGAGTCGTGTGATTCGGAGTCACCAACGGTTGATGATGTAGTGAAGTACCTTAACCGAGAGATGAATATTCCTGTCACATCAGAACACATCGAGCAACACGCAGTTGTCGAGGAATATGAATATGACACAGCTTAACGACACCGAACACCAAGCAGTTATCACCCAACTCCCCGTTGCGGAGCCGCAACTTAGTAGGGCGGAGTGTGTTCACTCTGTTGAGGAAGTGTCTGAACAATTCCCCGACAATAAAATCCCACTCCTGATACCAAGAGGAGCAAACCGAGCGGCTTTTACACGAATCGGTGAAGAAGTACAACAATTCCACAAGCGACACAAGAATGGACTGGAAGATGTTTCCCTATACGACTTTTGGCTTGACGTATGGCAAATTTACACTAAGACGTATGGGACTGGAGACGTTGATGTGTCTGAATTGGAGGTGACTATTGATGAGTGATGCACCACACGACAGAACGAAGGTTGAAGATGACATTTATGCTACAGAACACGTAAGTGAAGCAGCAAAACAACGAGACTTGATTAACGGACGACGCTATGAAACAGCGGCCAGTTGGGAACAGACGAATACAACAAACGAAGTATATATTTCGAACGAGAGTGATAATGATTACCTTTTTGTTGCTGTCGAAATTTTCGTTGGTGGTCCACACAGAGTAACACGTTCTGATAACCCAACCGTAGATACAGTTGGAACAGAACTTACTGTTCGTAATCTATTTGACTCATCAGTACCAGCAGATATTACTGTCGAAGAAGGGACAACAGTAACAGACACCGGAGACGAATATGAATCTTTCTTGATTGGTTCCGGTGACACACCGAACACTTACGAAAATTCACTATCTCGGACATATAACGTAATTATACAGCCAAATAACTCCGTGTACTGGCAGCTTGAAAACATCTCTGGAAAAAACCAAAACGTTTCAGTCAATATAATCATCACACGAACACCACAATCTGAGGTGTAAATTTATGCAACTACGAACTGGACATACAGAATTTATCGAAGCAGAAGTTGAACAGCTACTCGACAATGCAGCAGTCGAAGAAACACACGCAGTTTATGCGTCTGAAGATGTTGACAATGCAACAGAAGACGTATACATCCATCGAAACGCTTACGACGCACTTAAATCACATCCCGGCGGGCGGATTCAAGTTGAGACACTCGATGGACCGCGACACATCTGCGACGAGTGTGGATTTGTTGCTGAAAGTGGTGCAGGACTTGCAGCACACGAACGCTCCCACGAGGAACTGGAGGTGGCTGGAGATGAGTGAACACACCTGCCCCTGTGGGTTCGAGACAGACACCCCACAAGGACTCGGAGCGCACCAGCGCCACTGTGACGAGTATCAAGCCCTTCAGGAAGAGGACGAGGGCGGTGACGAAGAGGACGAGCCTGTGTTCACTCACGAAGAGGAAGAGGCATACGAACGCGATAACGGAGCCTGCCGACGATGTGGTGCAGATGGCGACGTTGTACACCGATTTCGTGACAATGACGACAGCCTTCCAAATCTCGTAACACTTTGTGAAGGCTGCGAAAGCCTTATTGAAGGGAAAAACCCCCATACCAAGCGCACACAAGTTGACTTCACAGACGACGAATAAGCATAGCATCTCGCCACGGCGCAACACTTAAGTAAGCGTAGGTGGGAATTATAAGATAGACACGGTTACTGCTATGCCATTTGTTCAGTGCAGTGCTTGTGATGCAATTTTCAAGCACGACGAAAAACTTGAACAGCACAAACGAACGTGTTCCGAAATTGAAGATAACGAGGATTAAATTATGACTTTTGAAAAAGGAGATGACAGAGCAGGCGCTCCAGAAAACAATTCCAATGCCGTCAAGCATAATCTCTATGCTGATGACGATAAACTCATCGAGCGACTTGACGATGGCGAAAAGGAACTCTTTTGGGCGCTTGTCAAAGACTTGTTCGATAGAATCGAGGGCAAGGTTGGCCCATACGAACGAGAAACGGTAAAGCAGCTTGCTGTTGACACGATTAAGCGCCGTAAGTTTAACGAACACGATGGGGCGTTCAATCCTGACGATGAAGCTGTACATAAGATGTACTCGAAGGTTCGTCGTGACAACATCAAGGAGATGAAGGAGCTTGGTATTAGTACCAAGTCTCCAGAAGCAAAGGAAGCTGAGGCGAAGTCTGACTGGTTCGACAAGGTTGCCGAAGCACAGGACGACGAGTAAACACAATGTCTACAGCACCAGAAAATCCGTTGAAGCGATATATCTCCGGTAGAGACAGGTATGCAAACTTCGCGGAGGATATTCTGGATATTCAGCTTCTCGAAATTCAGAAAGAAATTATGCGTGCTGTGACAGAAAATCGTCGTGTCTGCATTGTGTCAGGTAACGGAGTTGGGAAGACGTTTACAGTCGCCGCATTAGAGCTTGCATTTCTGTATACGCACAACAATGCGACGGTTCTGCACACGTCTCGTTCAAACGGACATACTCGGAACACGACGTACAAAGAGCTTCGGGAAATGCTTTCCCAAGCCCAAGATGAGTTCGGACTTCCCGGCACTGCGAAGAAGCAGCCGATGGAAATAGACTTTGAGGATAAGGAAACACGCAAGTACGAGGCTGTTTCGCCATCGAATCCTGACGGACTCGAAGGACGCCACAACGAACACTTCCTTGCTGTTGTTGACGAGGCTGACAAAAAGGAGATTGATGAAGACGTTATTGAATCCGCTGAGTCGTCGCTGACTGACGATAACGACAAAATGTTGGTTATAGGAAACCCCCCACGCGACAAGGGTAACAGTCTGCACACGCTTATGCAGTCGGAACATTGGCATACGATTCAGTTCAGTTCATTCGATTGTGACAACGTGCAGATTCAAGCAGGGAACCGAGATGGAGAGATTATTCCCGGCCCAATCCAGTTGTCAGAGATTCAGTACGACTGGGAGAAGCACCACAACGAAGACTGGCCCGGACACGACGAAGCGATTGCAGTTAGTGCGCCATATGTTGATGCTGACGGTAACTATTCCTTCACAGAATGTAATTCCTGTGAAGAAAATGACAAGTTCCGTGAGGATTTAGCTGAGGCGTGGTATCGTCGTCGTGTTGGCATCATCCCACCGAAGAGTGCAGTCGAAAATCGGCCATTCTACGGCACTGATGTTGATGAAGCTGTTGACAGGTGGGAACAAGTGAACACAGAGAGCCGCCTGACGCCCGCTCAGTACGACGCCATTGGTGTTGACGTTGCAGGGCGAGGGAAGGACAAGACTGTCATTGCAGGCATCACACTGCCCGCTGAGGACGCTCAATCACGAGTCGATGTGTTGGGTAGATACGACAGAGGAACGGAGACAGGCAACGCACAGGCCATTCGAGAAGCTATCAATGGTGCTGAAGACACGCCGATTGTGTTTGACACTGTTGGAATGGGTGGCCCTGTTGCCGAATCCTTCAAGAATGAAGGCTTCAACGTTGTCAGATTCGACGGCAACAAAAAGGCACGCAACGACGACAGGTACTACAATATGCGAACAGAGTCGCTCTGTGAGTTCGGTAACTGGCTCCACGACGGTGCTGTGCAGCCGGAGACTGACATTGCGAAAGAGTTATATGGTGTTGCTGAAGCACTTGCACTTGACGAGAAGGGGCTTCGTTCTGGAACGTCGTACATTGCGACAAGTAAGGACGAGCTTCGGAAAGAAAAGAACTACGGCCAATCGCCTGACTTCCTTGACGCAGCGGCGATGGCTGTGTGGGGAAGTAACCACACGGGTAACTGGGGTAGTGCCAGTTGGAATATCTACACACACGAAGGTTAGGTGACTATATATGGGATACAAAGATAAAATTCAGAACATTATGCTCGGTGATGGTGAGCCGGACCCACAGACACAGGACCCTGAAGATGATTACGGTTTCTTCGGGAGTCCATCAGATGGAAATATTCGGCGCACCAAGCCACCGAAGGACGACTTGCAGAAGTATTGGCGACAGTACGAGCATACAGGAATTGTTCGGAAAGCAATTAACACGTACATTAACGACATTATCGAGCCGGGATACCAAGTATCCTGCGACGACGAGGAGCTTGAGCGTCGGCTAAATAGCTGGCTTGAGGAAGCTGCTATCGTCAACGGAGAACAGGATAAAGACTTCCTGTTCCTTCTCGAAGACTTCCTCCGCCAACGTGAAGTACGTGGAACTGGTATGGTTGAGGTAGTCCCGAAGAAGTCTGACGTAAATGGTATTTGGGGCTTCCGTCTTATCAATATTGAGACAGTTCACGCACTTGAGGACGACGACACTGGTGTCCTGATTCGTCCGAATGAAACAGAGCGCCAAGAGGCTGTCCAGACTCGTCGTGGTGAGGCAGCAGCCTATATTCAGTACGACGACACAGCCTTCGCTGGTCCGTTCGATAGAGACGACGTACCATTGTCACAGAATGACGTTGTGAAGATGGTACTCGACGGTGACGCTTACGATATTTTCGGAACGTCACGTCTTGAATCTGTCTCTCGTGACATTGAGATTCGTCGCAAGATTCTGGAAGACAATCAGGAAGCAATTGCAGCAAAGGGACACCCGCACTGGATTTTCAAGATGGGAGAACCGAATCCCAACGAAGAGAACCCACGTCGTGGTGTCTGGCCTGACGACAAGATTCAGGACTTGCGTGACGAACACAAGGACGAGAACTTCTCGGCTGGACAGAAGGACTTCCTACCGGGAGACGTTGACGTTGATGTAGTTCACGGAGAGACGGCAGACATTAAGGACACCCTGATGCACCACAATGAGGAAATCCTGTCTGCGATGCCCGTCCCGAAGTTTATGATTGGACACGCAGACTCCGTGAATCGTGACATTACGACGGAACAGAACAAAAACTACCTCACCCAAGTTCAGAAGGTGCGGAATGAGGTGGAGTCTGTGTTCACTCCTGCACTGCGGCGCAAGGCTGCGGAGTGGGGATACGACACAGATGTAGTTGACTCTGTTGAACTCCGAATAGAGCGGGAGACACACGAAAGCCCGCTCCGAAACGAAGAGTTCGATGCACAGGAGTTCAAGGCAATGGCCGAAGGTATCCGCTCGATGGAGAAATCCGATGCAATCAGCACGGACGAGCTTCGAGAGAACATCCTTGGCCTACCTGCTGAACAGGACGAGGATACCTCGCAGGAACCAGCGAGCAATGACTCGGAAGACGAAGACAACTCCGACGAGGAAACTGGTTCTGACGAGCAGGAAGAGACTGCTGACAATTCACAAGAGGTGACTAACGATGAGTGAACACGTAGAACAAGATGTAACGACACAAACAGGTGTTGCTGCTGGTGGCACTATCAGCGCAACTGTAGACACGCAGGGCGCAGATAGGGTACACATCATCATTGACGATGGTGCTGGTAATAGTCCAGCAGCATACACGTATGAAACTGACGTAGTGCTGAACGGAAACGGAGACTCTCAACCCGGCCCAACTGGTGGCGGGAGTAACTCTGGCCACCACGAAGAGACTGCGATTCCGTTCGAGTGGACAGTAACACTGACGAACGACAGCGGTGGTGCTGCTGATTACCGACTTCGAGTAATCAGCATCGAGGAATAACAACGAGGTGACATATTATGACGACACAACTTTACAACAACGGAGAACTTGCAGTACTCGACGGAGGACTCGGCTCGCGTTCTGTTGACTTTGGACTATACAATGATTCAACAGACGCACTCTCGGACAGTGCAACGTATGCTGACATTACGACGGAGCCGAGCGGGGCTTCGTACTCAGTGCAGACTGCATCTGGCGGAAGTGTTGCGCTCAACGGTTCGAATGATGGAGAAATTACATACTCGGACCAGACATTCGACGTAAGCGATTCTTCGGAGAGCGTTGATGCAGCATATGTACGTGATTCGAGTACAGGAGACTTGCTCTTTGCAGTCTCACTGGACCAAACGTATGACTTGTCCTCTGTTGATGAGTTCGTTCTCTCGAACACGTCACTGAACCTCGACTAACGGCGTAACCATCATATAAAATATGGTTGAGTACGTACACGTCGGTTATGAGACAGGAACAATTCAACTCTCGGATAGCGACGGCTCAGAGCAGTGGAATGTATCTGGAAATAAGTCTCGGAGTATTGCTGTTGACGAGAACGGAGACGTGTACGAAGTAGTTGACGGAACATATCTACGAAAAGAAAGTAATGCAGACGGTTCACAGATTTGGCAAACTTCGCTAAGTAACCTTTCTACTGGACGGGCATTACACGTAACACCGAATTACGTCTATGTTGTTGGGGATAACAGTTCAAACCAAGGTTTGCTATACCAAGTCCAACGGAATGGAACGGTTAATTGGTCCATAGTAATACAAAATTCGGTTACAACATCAGCAGAAGGACTGATAACTGCTGACTCCCAAGGGCGTCCGTATGTTGGAGAATCAAATGGGGTTGTAGAAGCATTCGACACATCTGGCAACCTCCGGTGGTCCAAAGACATTGGAAATGATTGCCGAGCCACTGTGTTTAATCCAGATGATGGGTACGTATATGCCTATGAAGCGAATAACGAAAGTGGAGAAAACATTCAAGTTTTTGACACTACAGGCGGTAAGATAACTACTCACAACTTTTCCAAAGGAGGAAATCCACTACTTGACTTAAAGATTGTTGAGGGTGGTGAATACTACGCTGCGTCTGGAGAAATTATCTGGAGAATTGACTCTTCATTTAATATTATTGATAGCGTAAACACTGGGCTTGAACTCGACTCGATTGGTGTTGATGATAGTGGCTTCGTCTATGTTAGTGGATATGATGGAAGCGATGGATTTGCACGACAATACTCAACAGACTTAAGTAGCCAAAATTGGGAATACAGAATTGGTGATGGATTCTTTGATAGCACGATTTGTGCCTATCCAAATTATTCATCATTTAAAACAACGTCGTGGGTTATTGTTGAAAAATCTACAGGAATAACATCATCAACAGCAACAACTCGAACAGGGAGCGGGTTACAACGGGCAAAACCAACCCCACCCCCGGTAATCTCAACAGCGACAACGCTAACAGAAGAAGCAGGACGTGCAATTGTAGAAGCTTCTCATAGTAGCGTGAGTTCGTCTGAGTTCGGTTCAATCTTTACGAGTTCCACTACACTTGGAGAAACACTCAGCCCGACAGTAGACAGTACAACAGCTTCACAGACAAGCACAGAAGCTCAAGGAAGTCTGTCTACAATTGGTGCGGTAAACACAGACTCCTCCAGCAGACGCTTCGGCTCCGCAGTCACAGAGTCGGTGCTTTCATCTGTTCCTGTAGCAATTGGCCTATTGCAACAGACTGGACTGGCTCTTGCTGCAAGTTCTGTTGTCACTGAATCTGGAGCAACGGGAACCAAAAGGGCCGTCAATGGTGGTAGTGCTGTTGCGTTTGCTTCCATTCCGGGCGCGCCTGTGTTTACCGCGACAACGGGTGTAGGTTCAAGCACTGCTATTGGTACTCCAGATACATCAATAGCTCTAACAAAATCTATCACACTTGCAGATTCGACAACATCAATAACAGGAACATCGTCTGCAAGTCTTGGGCGGGTAATAGATGATAGTGAAGAATCATCCAGTGTAGTGGTTTTCGATGTGGCAACAGGAACAGCCTTTGTAACTGGTATAGCAGTAACAGAGCGCATATTCCCGAATACATCTACTGATGGATTTACAAAAGTAGTAGCGGTTCCTGTAATAGCATCATCATCTTCTCTCCAATCAACGGATGGTTTGGGGAGAAGTATTAATGGTGGAAGTATAACAGCACTAACAACTATACCCATCTCTAAGGGTATCAGTGCAGCAACAGCAAAGGCACTCCCATCAAGTGTCCTTACATCACTGTTACTATCAGAACGTGCTGTTATTGTTGCAGAGCCGTTCCAGTCAACGAGAGCGTACCCTCGTGACAGCTATGAAACAGTCGGAATAGCAAAGACAACCGCGACACCACCCGCCGCGCTTGTCACAGCAGACTCACCACTTGCCCGAGAGTCAATTCCTCGTGGAAGTGGGAGCGGTAACAACACGCGGGAAGTCTTCGAGAAGGCGGAATCGCCTGAAGAGAACCCCGACGTTGGTGACAATCAGGCAACAGGAACAGCGACAACAAACACAGCGAGTGTCAGTGTGTCGAAGAATAGTGCTGACGGAGGAACAAATAAGAATGATGCGACAATCAACGATGGCGAAAATTAACAGTATCAGCTCTCGGGATAGCGAATCTCGATGCACAGCAACACTTAAGTACGAGGAACTGGAACAATCACATAAGCGTTCCGGTTCTGCGTATAACCAAACTTAGAGAGGATAACAATGACTCGACAACTATTTGACAATGGCGAGACGTTCACACTTCAGAATGACTTGTCTGGTGTAACGTTTGAGATTGGACTGTACAACGATTCGACTGATTCACTAACTGATAGTGCAACGTATGCAAGTATTACCACTGAACCAACTGGTGCTGCATACGCAGCACAGACACAGAGTACGACAACGATTCAGCTTGATGGGAACAGCGACGGTGAACTCGTTCTGGACCCAGTAACGTTCGACGTGTCGGACTCATCTGCGACAGTTGACTCGGTGTACGTCCGTGATAATGCGTCCGGTGACTTGCTCTTTGCCAACGACATTGGCTCACAAGACTTGTCCACGAAGGACGGCCAACTCGAAGTCTCGAACGTTGGATTTACGCTGGACTAAGGGGTGATGGCTGATGCCAGCACTCTATACGAACAGCAACGGACGAGTTGTGCGTCGTGTGAGTAATCCCGATGCAGACACGTCCGATGCTGACAAAGAAGTAGACACACTGCCCCCCAAGCCTGATGTGCAACCGTGGGTAGAGTGCAATCTGTACTTTACTGAGTCGAATGGTGTTGAATGGAGAACATCGGACCCGTTCGAGGGACTTAACTTCTCCGATGATGAAAAGTTCGCCCTCTTCAAAGCTATTCTCGACAACAACTTGATTGAGGCACGAAATATTGTAGAACAAGCCTATAACGCATAACAATGGTAGATTACGTTTCCATCACTGACGACGCCCTGCGTGTTCTGGACCCGTCTGATGGTTCAGAGATTCGTAGCTACAGCCAAAATGTTGTTACTGGCCAGAACTCTGACGTTGACGACAATGGAAAGTTCTATTTCCGGCAGTTCGACTTTGGTGGTAACTTTGAACAGGGATTCGCAAGAATACCGAACGACTTGTCAGCGACAGATTGGGTTAATCAAACAGAACGCAGCAACAACTGTATTCGTAGCTACCCGAACGGTGAAGTGGTTGTCTGTAACGACGACAACTACGTAGAGATGGTTAATGCTGATGGGACAGAAAAGTGGGCCACCGATATTTCTGCAACAAATGCGAGTATTCTTACAGCACGGGGTGCGTGTCTGTCAAATGATAGGACTGCTGTGTATGTCGTTGGTGATGGGCGTATTGTAGAAGAATTTGACGCAAGTAATGGCTCATATGTAACTACACACAACCTTGAAGCTGTTGCTCAATTTGATAAATCCGATATTGTCCAAGATAAAAACGGTGACTTCTATATTGCGACTATTGATGGACAAATTCAAAAACACGACAGTAGTTACAACAATATTTGGCTATATAACCCATCGTGGGGAATTGGAGACGCGAATTACCAAATGGCACTCGGTATGTCAGACAGTCACGTTTCTGTTGCCGGAGACTCTGGTGTTTCGAAAGTTGCACACGACGGAACAGTAGCGTGGGAGCAATCAACATCTGATTCTGGAAATCAGACAGCAATTGGACAAAACGGCGCTGTCTACGCTGCATTTGACGACAGTACGTTCAAAAAGTTTGCATCGTCAGATGGAACTGAGCAGTGGAGTGTGGCAACAAACGCAGGAGATACTGGCGTCACAGCATTCCCACAGTGGAACCAATATCCTGACGCTTGGGGGCCATCTGTTGCACAAGTAACAGCAACACAGATTGCGGCTGCTGCTGGTGTCAGTGTTGGAACAGTTTCAGAACTGTTATCAGCAACACAAGTACAGTCTGCCGCCACGATGGAGAGTCCAACGTTGCTTGAGGTGCTGGCTGCTGCTCAAGCAAGTTCCACAGCTACGATGGAGCAGGTAAGTCTGCTTGAGCTTATTAGCTCCACACAGGTACAATCCTCTGCCGGGGTGAACACAGCCGCCCTTCTGGAGTTCGCTCAAGCAACGCAGCCCGCTGCGGCGGCGCGTGTGTTTACTGCTGATACAGCCTTCCGTGTTAGCTTGACAGCAACTCAGTTCGCTGCCACAAGCTCTATGGGCGTACCCAAGCTCAAAGAGTTCACACAAGCCGCTCAGAGTGACGTGAGTGCGACGACACTACAGGCTGCTGCAACACCCTCGGTAGCAATTGCAGCAGCACAGGTAGCTGCTCAGAGCGATATGAACGACGTGAGTCTGAATGTAGTGCTGCAAGCTGTGCAAGCGTCGGCGGCTACGTCGATGAATACGATTCCCGGCCTTAATGAAGCACTCGAAGCAGCACAGACTGATGCACAGGCAACAGTGAATGATGTACTCATTGACACTGTAATCGTTGATGCAGCACAGGCAACCGCAGCAGCAACGATGCTTGAGGGAGTCACGATTGAAGACGTGACGGCACTCGCTCAGGCAACCAGCGCAACTGCAACGAGTAACACAGATGTTCGTGGGCGCTTCATTGGGACAGCAACCCCCACCTCTGGCGTCGTTGTCATCCCGATTAGAGCGCGATTTAATCCACGAAGAGTTGACGTTGCTGAAACAGGTGACGAAGAAGAGAACGACGCCGAGCTAACCAGTGGCCGTAACAACTGGGTGAGTAATGACTAATGACACAAACGTTCTACATTGAAGAAGGTGACAGAAGCCCGTCTATCTCAGCAAAGCTAACTGACGAAGATGACAATGCGATTGACTTGTCGAGTGCGTCAGTTGACTTCATTATGCGAGAACCACGAGGCGGTGAACTAATTGTCAACGATGATGCAAATGTCGTTGACGGTGCAAATGGAGAAGTAGAATATCAGTGGAGTGAAACAGCAACAGAACAGGACGGGCGGTTCCGTGCTGAGTTTGTTGTCAATTACGCTGATGGAACACAGGAAAGCTTCCCGAACGTCGGGTATCACACCGTGTTCATCACTCGTTCACTGGCAAACTAATCTCGATACAGCACAACATTTAAGTAGGATGGGTTATAATTTATGAGTGACGATAAAGCTTTCGATTTTGCATTGTGCAGTAGCAGTACAGACGCTTCCTCGACAACGATGGATACGATTCAAACGCAAGCAGGTGTCGCAACCTGCACATCTGGCATTGATAGTTCTCCACTAACAGTTAGTGGTGTCGCTATCTCTGCCGGTGAAATTACACGACACGAAGACGGGAATCGGCGCTGGCCTGAGCCACAGCTTATGGCAGCAGTAGATTCGCTTGAAGGGAAGCACTTGACGAAGAATCACAACCACGACGCTGTTGAAGGTGTCGTTGGTGAAGTAACAAAGACGCGCTATAAAGAGGGCGTTGGTATTCTTTTCGAAGCACAAGTGTATGACGAGGAAGTAGCACTGAAGATTCAGGAAGGACTTCTCGATGTGTCAGTACACGCTGCACACAAAGTATCACACATTGACGACGACGGCAATTACGTTGTCGAGAACGTTCGATTCCGTGACTTGTCTGTTGTTCCGAGAGGCGCAGCAGATGGAAACACAGTCTCGCCGGGTGCGCTCCAAGTGAGTGAACTCTCGGAAGACTCAGTTGCGGAACTTGTCGAGGATGAGTTTACTGAAGACACGATGACATATCGTGAAGCACTTAACGAGACAGCAGACAACTTTGATATTACTCTGGCAGAACACGAACTCGATAGTGTCTACTCAGAGTGGCAAGATACTGTCAATATGACTGCCGGACAACTCCGACAGTGGAGTGAGAATCCGTGTAGTCGTGAAGCAAGCGTCCGTCCATCGTTCGTTATCCGTCGCAACCTTCGGCTACTTGAAAAACCGAAGAGTGAATGGACACAGAACGATGTTGAGGATGCACGGCGCACTATTTCGTTCATCAACCGGATGAGCGCACAGCGTCCGACTGCACCTCGTGATGGGCCGAATGGTTGTCCGAGTCCGTGGGCAATTAGCCTGATGAACTGGGCATACAATCCGTTTGATGAACTTCCATCTGTTCCAGAAGAGATGGAGCCTGTCGAGGAAATTACAGCAAAGGTTGCTGAAGCGGTACAGTCTTTCGAGGGTGACTCGGAGACACATATGCCGCAGTACGAATCGACGGAATCTGGCGACGGGTGGGACGCACCGAATCTGGAAGACTTCCCCGTTGAGTACTTTGATGAAGATGATACTCCACGGTGGGACTTGATTGACAACCACTTCCTGTACTCGGAGACTGGCTTCCCGCCTGAAAACTACACGGACCTTGGGTTCCCGGTTGTGGACCCTGACGGTACATTGTGGCTTGCTGCACTGCGTGCAGTGAAGTCCCGTGCGCCACAGTCTGATGCTCCTGAAGCTGCTGTCGAGCGGCTACAGGAAATGGCTGACACACTTGCCGCACGGGAGTTCGACAAGGACTGGAGTGACGATGCTGAGAGCGATGACGGCTCGGAAGAGGAAATGGGCCAGAGTTCCTCGGCTGACACTTCTGATACTGACGAAACAAATCAAGGTGAAATTATGACTGAAGAAACTGAAACAGAAGAGTCTCAGGACGTTGACGAGCTTGAAGAGCGCGTCAGCGAGCTTGAGGCAGAGAACGAGCGTCTCCGTGACGAGGTAGAATCCGTTCGGATGGAGTATGCAACTGCCCTTGCGGGCGACTCTGCGTTCTCCGCCGAGGAACTCTCGGAGAAGTTCACAGTTGATGAGCTTGCAGAAAAGTACGATGACGCTGACGAGGTTGCACTTGCAGAAGCAGCTTCGGAGCCTGCACCGCAGACTGGCGGTGTAGAGGACGAGGTTGAGGCATCGGAGACTGATGAGGAAACTGATGCAGAAGTTGCAGAACTCGAACAGCGCATCGAAACGTATGAAGATATGGGTTGGGACGCTGCCGCTTCTGAACAGCGTGAGCGTCTTGACGAACTCACAGCAGAGTAGAGTGAGTCTAAATACATCTACTCATTTAATAGGTACTACAATTTATGGCATCTGATGGCACTGTAAATTCTGGCGAAGTTATCACTGAGGAAGCCGTCCGTGCAGAGATGGAAGCAGTTGCAGAGGAAAACCTCGTTTTCCGAGAGGCGTTCCGAGAGATTGACGCAACTGACATTAACGCTGGCGCTCTCCAGATTCCCGTCCTTGGCGACAATGGCGAGGAAGCTGGACAGGTTGGCGAAGGTTCCGCCTTCCCTCGCTCGCAGGACGAACAGACTTCCAAGACACAGCTCGATTTCAACAAGTACGGTACTGAAGTCGAAATCACTTACGAGTCGATTCAGGACGGCCTGTTCGACGTTGTTGCAATGCACGCAGAGGACAAGGCTCGCGCACTTGCCGAGGGCCTCGACGCTGCTGCATACAGCACGCTTAACAGCAACCTGAACGCAGACTCCCCTATCGGAAGCTCATCGGGAACGATGGCTTACGACGACGTTGTTGACGCAATGACGGCTCTCGAAGAGGACTCCTACGAGCCGGACCTCCTCTTCGTGCCGCCGAACAGCAAGGGGGACCTGATGAAGTCTGACGAGTTCACCCGTGCATCCGAGTTCGGTGACGAGGTTATCCGAGACGGTGCATTCGGCCAGATTGCTGGCATCGACGTGATGGTGTCCAACACTGGGGACCTTGGTGATGGTGAAGCTATCCTCGTTGACTCCAACCGCTACGGTTACGAGGGTGTCCGAGAGGGCTTCACCTCGATGGAGTACGAGGTAGAGAACGAGAACAAGCGCGTGATTCAGGTTCGCACCCGAATGGGATGGGTTGCAGTCCGTTCCGGTGCAGCTATCAAGATTACGGCGTAAATTCCGTAATCTGTTAGTGTACGGGTGATTACTATGGTTTCACGCATTACAATTGACGACGTACTGGAAATCCTCGATACAGAGGTTGACGAGCCTGCAATTCAGGCATTCATCGAGGATGCTCACAGAGTTGTCAATCAGCGTATTGCTCCGTACACAGACGATGAATCAGCACTTGCAGCAGTCGAAACGTATCTCGCGGCACACATCGCAACGTCGAAGGACCCGCGAGTACAGTCAGCATCTCACGAGTCCGTCTCCTTCGAATATGAAGAGGGACGGGGACAAGAATACTGGCACAACGCCATTATGCAGGACCCAACCGGACGACTCGCTCGTCCCGGTGGATATACTGTCATTACAGCAAATTGATACAATGACTTCCGCATTTACTGACGCTCGGGTTGCTATCTCAGGACTTGCAGCAACCAATGCTGCACTTGAGGCAGCGAAACCCGATGCAAACGCTGAGTGGATTGTCGGAACTGATGTAGAATATTCAGTCTACGTCGAGTTCGGCACGTCGGAGCAACAGGCACAGCCATATCTCCGGCCTGCACTCAGACAAGCAATGCGTGAAGCAGACACATTTTCTGGAGATGCAGACAACGTTGACGAACTGGTTGCATTGATTGCACAACGCACAAAAGAGCTTGCGAAGGATAGAGCGCCTGTTGATACAGGACGCCTTCGTAACTCTATTTCAGCGGAGGAGGTAGAATGAAAGATACCCTATCACGGACAATGAACACAGCGCGGCGTGTGTTCGACAGCTTCACCTCACAGGTGACAGTTGTTCAGTATACATACGACGACACTGCTGGTAGTAACGAGTACGCTGATGGGGACTGGGTTGAAAGCAACGAACTTGCTGAAGCAACTATCCGCGAGGCATCTGATGATTACACGAAGGATGCTGCTGGTTCCGACACAGAGTACGATGTGAACGTGTTTGTGGACCCATCCGAGGTGACGGTTACACTCGGCCAAGGTGACAATGAACGCGCCACAGAGTTCGTAGAAGACTCTACAGGACGAACCTATAAGGCTGTTGCAATCTATGATGAATCGTCTCTGTACCGAGTTGCGTGTGTGGAGGTAGAATAATGGTACGTCAAATTGATGACATTCGCCTGCTGGTTCGAAACCTTCTCAGGACAGAGTGGGACAACAGTTCACTTGTTATCTCACTATCTGATACTGATATTCATACTGGCTGGTACGATGATGGCAAGGGCTACCCGCAAGTCACCGTTACCAATCCAGAAGAAGGTATCTTAGCAGGCGGTGAATCCGGTGTGACAGGCATCAAAGGTTCCGGTGATGGGTACGTCCAGCATCGCAATGGAACCGTTTTGGTGAACTGTTGGGCCGGTTCTCGTGCCGACTATGACGCAGCAGGTGAAGTCGAACTTCAAGCACAAGCAATGGGTGATGAAGTCGATGATATACTGTACGAGAATATCCACGCACTCTCCGGTGTAGATTCAATCACTGTCACGAGCCGTTCTCGGATTGTTGACACTGATGAAGAACCATCGGAGTACCGTGTTCAACTCGAACTAACATTTAACTGGACAAAAGATTAATATAGAGGTTTACAATTATGGCAAATCAAGCTACACAGGCTGACAGTGGGATTACGAACCACCGTGTAGAGTTCGTTCGAGAGACTTCCGTTTGTGAAACACCATCGGACCCGTCGTGGAACGTATTCTCGGACAATCTCGACACGGCACTCATTGTTAGCTCTGACGCACAAGTTGAATCGCAGCGCGGAGTCGGTGACGTGAACGTCCAGAACTTCTTTGCTGGTCCAGAGGACCACACTGCAAGTATCGACTATCACTTGCAGAAGTTCTTCGTTGATGGGAGCGGAAACCCCCTCGACGCATCTGGTGACGCAATCGTCCGTGGCTCTGATAACGAAGTACCGAACACTCACACTGTCGTTGACAGAGTGGACCACGGTGACACGAGAGTGTACCGCGTCCTGAAGGGTGGCTATCCGAACATCGGTGACGTTTCCGGGGACCCGTCCTCGGGAATGCCGATTATGCTCTCGCTTGAGTACGAGGCAAAGAAGATTCGCTCGTACAAGCTAAACCAGCCTGACGGAACGACACTCACCGTCAAGTCCACTGACTCGTCCGACACGTCTCCGTCTGTCTACTTTGAATCTGACAATGCAAACACTACTGACGACGTGCAGCTTAACGGAACGACTGAAGTAACCACAACCGAAAGCTTCTCCAGCCTCGACGCTGTAGAGCTTGACGCTGAGACAACTGGCGACGTTGTTGTTACTGACGGCTCCGGTAACGACATTATCACCATCCGTGGTGCAGACTACTACGATGGTGTCGAGGGAGACTTGGGGATTCCCCGACTCGGTTCCGGTTCCCACGCTGGTTCCATCGGCTCCAGCTACGAAATCTTCCTTGACGACGACGTTACCCGTGGCGGAAACAGTCTTGCCGCAGAAATTCGCTCCGCTTCCTTTAGCGTGAGCAACAACTACGACAAGACTGGTGTTGCTGGTACGAAGCAACAGGCTATCCACGAGGGTGTACAAGACGTTGAGCTTTCGGCAACTGTTGCCGGTGACTTCGAGGAACACTCGTCTATCGAGGAACACCTCGCAGCCAAGGAACTTGACGTTGTGTGGACGCTCTCCGGTGGGACAGTTACCCTTTCGGGTGCTGCACTCACTGACTTGGGTGACGTAGGCCCATCTGCTGGTGACGTTATCTCTACACAGGAGAACACGTTCACCGCTGGTGACGTGTCTGTGTCGAGTAACTAACGACACTTGACTCGGATTATTGAACATCCGTAAACTTTTTATTCTTTTTGTGGTGAACACACGCGCCCCCTTAGCAGCAGCACCACACAGCCAGACTACCACTTTACCTTCTGTAGACTTCTCTTTAACAATATATTGTGCTGTACTTGTAGAGGAGGAGTGTGTTTACCCCCTATAGTATAGTGTATTCAACAAGGAGCTTCAGATACACTCTACAAAGTATATCTTTTTACTGTTATTTTTTTACAGAAGTTTGACAAGACGCCTGTTCCCATCTCGACTGAGCTATCCGAGCTTCCCCAACAAGCGACAGTCGATTCTAAGCAGCCTCACAGCTTCGCTCAGAGCGTCCACAGTCTGGCGAGGGGTATGTATCCTCTTGCCTCAGAAATCGCTCTGAGCGCTGCTCAGCGGCTCACAGTATGCCGCCACTTCTGCAACCCACCCGGCAGGTGTGAAGTACCCTTGGGTGACGGTAAACTTTATAAATGTCCAGTTTTACCGAAACCTATAACTATCTCGGGTTGACGCAACCTTTATAAGCCCCGAACCAAAAGACATAAGTAGAAGCTGATAACATATCAGCGATGCGCTTGACACAGAGCGAGGTTTTACTATGACAGAACAAGAACCAGAAGAACTCGAAATTGCAGAACCAGAAGACTTCTTCGTAGAGCGGGATAGTGATGGCAACCTTCAGCCTGTCACACAGAAACTTCCCGGCGTTGAACAACACATTCGTGTCATTCCAATGACAATGGGTGACGTGAATGAGTACGGACTCAACGAGGGAATGGATATTGACGAAGAAGACGTTGCAGACATTCTGAACAATCACTGGGCTGATGTGAAGGAGCGCGACGGCTACGAGATTACGCCTGAGATGGTTGAAGACGATACGATTGGCTTTGGCCGTGACGCACTCATTCAGTCTATCCTTCGTGCATCTGGATACGATATGCAGAACGCACTCAATATGGAGCAGTTCGAGATGCTCGCAGATATGGACGAGGGAAAGTTCGAAAAAGTGATGCAACTGGCGGAACGTCAAAGCCAGTAGAGGTACAGAAGAGTCAATTAATTGCGAACTTACACGACGACGGATACACGTTCTTCGGTGACTCCTCGATGTACCGGCTGACGATTCCTGAACTACGAATGCTTCAGGAAGGGAAGTATCAGAACCAGCAGGAGAAGAAGCGCCAACGCCGGGCCAAGCAGAAATCGTCCGGTGACACCGACACAGTGAGTGAATCGAGGATGGAGCTTGAACGAGAACGTGACAAAAACGATAAGCAGTTCGTCAAGGAACTGGCGAGCCAGAACTAAGCGTTTATAGCGAGGTAGAATATGAGTTTTACACCAAGTGGCGGAAATGAGATGGAAATTACCATTTCTGCTGAGGACAACGCCTCTGAAGATATTAATGATGTTCAGGGTAGTCTCAGTGGGATGCGTACAGCAGCGGCAGCAGCAGGTGCAGCAATGGCTGGTATCGGTGTCGGTGGCCTTGCAGTGGCAACACAGGCTGCTGCTGACTTCGAAAGTGCAATGGTTGAAGTGGAAAAGGTTACATCCGAAGCCACTGCTGATGCACTGAACGAAGACATTCGACAGATGGCTGAGAATATTCCGATGGCTCAGTCTGAGCTTGCAAATCTTGCAGCACAGGCTGGCCGGTTCGGTATTGAGGGGCCTGAAAATATCCGTGAGTTTACAGAAACCACGGCAATGATGGCAACCGCCACAGAACTCAACGCACAGGAAGCTGGTGAGTCTCTTTCCCGGCTTGCTGAACTGACAAATACGCCTGTCAGTGAAATGGAAAACCTCGGTAGCTCCATCAACTCTCTTTCCAACAACTTCGCAACATCCTCACAAGAGATTGTTGACGCGATGCTCCGTGCATCCGGTTCGATGAGTCAGCTTGGACTCAACCAGCGTCAGATTGCTGGTATGTCGGCTGCACTGAACGAAGTGTCCGAGTCCTCGCAGCGTGCTGGTACTCGTCTTCGTCGCCTCTCACAAGAGGTTATGAATCCGTCGAACGTCAGTGACTTCGCCAGCGCACTCGGAATGACAGAGGAAGAGTTCCGAACGATGCGTGAAGAGAACCCGAACGAGCTTCTGCTTACGATGGCAGAAGCAATGCAGGAGGGTGGCGAAGAGGCTGACGCACTTCGGACAACGCTCTCTACAACGAGCCGACAGGCCCTTGCAGGACTCTCACAGAACCTCGACGGGACTCGACAGGCACTTGAGCGCTCGAACGAGTCCTACGCCGAGGCAAGTTCACTTCAGGAAGAGTACAACGCACAGACTGACACATTCAACAGTCAAATGCAACTCCTCAAGAATCGTCTCAACAACGTGGCGATTGTGATGGGTAATCAGCTACTCCCAGTAATCCTCGAAATAGTGAACACAGCGATTCTGCCTGCTGTTGAAGCGTTCGCAGACTTGAACGAGGCAACAAACGGAATGGCTGGTGTTGCGCTGTTCGCAGGAACAGCAATCACCGGACTCGTAACTGCACTCGCAGCAATTGCACCAGTTATCACAGGAACCGTGCTGCCTGCGTTGGGCAGTGTCGCCGCTGTGTTAACTGGCCCAGTGGGTATTGCAATCGCTGGAACGGCTGCCGCAGTTGCAGGATTGTGGTATGCGTGGGAAAACAACCTCGGTGGTATCAGAGACTTTACACGTTCTGTGATGAATCGTGTACAGCAACTCTTCACGCTTACCGATAATGAGGCGTCTGCACTCGGTGATGCTGTTGACAGCTTGGAAAATACGTTTGCTGGTGCGATGAGTGCCATCCGAGGTGTCGTTAGCTTTACTGTTGAGCGGCTACTGATTCCGCTTGCAGAAGAGCTACTTCGCATCTACGAGCTTCACTTCGAGCAAATGTTTAGTGAAGTGGCACGAACCCTTGACGCCATCAACAGCCACATCCAGACAATTGCTGGACATATTGAGACGTTCTGGAACCGACACGGCGAGCAGATTATGGCAATCACGGAAGCCGTGTGGGGATTCATTGAACTCACAATCGGAACAGCACTCGACGCAATTCTGTCAACCATCCGTGTTATCCTCGCACTTATTCGAGGTGACTGGGATGGAGCAATGGACATTATCTGGAACTTCACACAGCGAACCTTTAACCGTATCGTTGACTTTATCGGCGGTGCGTTCCTTGAAGGACTTCGTGGCGTGTTGGACCTCGTGTTCGGACTGATTGCTGACGTGTTCCGTGGAATCTACAACTTCCTCATCGGTGGTTCTATCGTTCCACGGACGTTTAATGCAATCCTGAACTTCCTCAGAAACGTGTTCTATAACACACTTCAGACAATCTTCAACAACATTGTCAGTTTCATTCGAGGAACGTTCCAGACGATTGAGCGAATCGTCACTGGCTCGTGGAATGCTATCAATCAGACGACTCGTAGTGTCCTGAATGGCGTCAAGCAGTTCATCCGTTCCACGTTCAACACGATTGCAGGATTCACGACTCGCATCTGGAACGGTATCGAACGGACGATTGATAACACAGTCAGTGCAATTGACAACACTGTCTCAAGTGGAGTGAACACAGTCCGGCGCACAGTAAGCAGCACCTTCAACACTGTTGACAGGAACGTGACGAATATCTGGAACGGTATTGAGAACACTGTTGACAATGCCGCAAGTGGCATCGAGAACAGTGTTGATAACGCTGTGAATGGTGTCGAGAGTACTGTTCGAAGTGTGTTCAACTCTGTTGACAGCTTCGTTGATACGACGTGGAATGGCATCGGGGACCACATTACTGAGCCGGTGAGTGGTGCTGCTGATAGTATTGCAAGCACCGTCTCCGACTTCCGTAATGCAGCCGGTGACATTGCTGACGCAATTGTCGATTCCTTTACCGGACTACCGGGCGACATTGCTGACGAGATTGGAAGCCTCGGTGACGAGCTAATGGGCGTCTTCGAGGATGCTGCTCAGGATGCAATAGACGCCTTCAACGACATTATGCCCGATGCAATCCACCTTCCAAACGTCGAAGTTCCGTCTCACGACATTGACGTACCACGAGTTTCAGTCGGCCTTCCGAGTGAGCTTGGTGGTGGAAGTGTTGGTGTCGGTGGTGGTGACTTCCTGAGCGAAGGGCAACTCTTGAACCTCGGAGATGGCCCCGGTTACGATATACCGGAGCTTGCAACAGGTGGAATTGCACTCGATGATACCATCGCACGAATTGGTGAAGCAGGAGAGTCCGAGGCAGTTGTGCCGCTCGATAGGCTGTCCAGTATGCTCGACACGACGTTTGCTGCTGGTGCGAGTGCAATGCAACCCCGTCCAACTGGAGCCACGCAAAGCGGCTCTCAGGACGGCACAATGGAAGTCAAGCTACGAGTCGAAGGTGACGACGAGCTTACACGGCTTATCCGAGAGAACGCTGAAGTTGTCGTACAGGAAAATGAAGACAACAAGCAAAACAGAATACAGAGGTTGTAAATATGAGTGATACGACGTGGAATTTGACTGATGATGCGACAACATATACGTTCGATGGAGCAGAGTCAGATGTGGGTAACGTTACAGTTGGGGAAGAGTTTTCCGTAACACTTTTCCTTGAGCCGGGTGGTGAATCCGGTGGACACCTAACAGTGTACAATACATTTAACGGAGACTACAATAGATACTTGAACGACAAGGCACTTGACTATGGACTTGACTATGAAGGGGAGCCGTGGTATCGGTACACACTGCACCCAAATGCAACAATCAACTCCTACCTCTTCAAAGTTGAGCCAAGTGCCGGAGTAGAAAAAGGAACAAGCTTTTGGGGGCTTTTAACAAATGTAGAAGATGAGAGTCGCTTGGTTGGTGCTGGAGAACAACTTTCAATGACATTTTACGTACTCGCAGAAAGCGATGAATATTCAACACGAACAGACGTACAGAATGCACTTCGGGGTGACTTATAATGGGACGATATGAACTACGAATTGGAGATTTCTTCGCAACGTCAGCGTCAGCTATTCTTACTGACTTCTTCGACTTGCAGTTTAACAAGAATCACACGTCTCTTTCAGACTGGAGTGCAAAAGTCAAGTGGGACGAGTCTCTCCGAGACTACCTCCTTGAGCGTGTCTATGTATATGATACACAGGCAGGTACAGATGATGAATCTATCATTTATGTCGGCTTGCTTGAGTCTATTGATGATTCAACACGAGACGACGGAACTGGAAAAATCTCTGGCCGTGGTGTGTTAGTTGAAGAAGAGTGGGACTCAACGACTGTTTCATACAGAAAAGAGTTCCTCCACGATGCAATTGACACATTCGGTACTGTTGAACTCGGAAAGCCGCACCAGATAAACATTCCAAATAAGTATAGTCAGCTTGTCAACAAGACACCACAAATGTCTGATGTTGATAACAATAACGAGCTACTATACGAAACCAATAGAGGAATTGCTGTAGACTATATTGCATACAACATCGAATTTGAAGAATCTGAGTGGGGCTTTTTGGATAACGACGCTGATAGAAAACTACTCACCAACGAAGATGGGTTCTCACACGGAAACGCAATCAGACTTGGAGAAGGAACATCTAATACAGTATCACTGACGATAAACGAATCGTACTTCGAACACGATGTTGGTACAAACTTCGAGATTCCACTTCGGATAGAAACAACAGGACTGATTAGTGAACTTCGTTTGTACCACAGTGGGACGCTCGTTCGCTCCACGACAAGTCCATCAGATGGATGGGAAGAGCCATATGCAGATTGGACTGTCGAGAATACAGATACACAATCCCTCAATGGGACAGACTTCACACTTGAAGTTGATACATCTGATAACGACAGATACATTGATGTTGATGTGTGGAGCTTCATCGACAAGGATTACAGCTATACACTGTCATCAACACTTAACGAAAATGATGTGTATAATGAGCCGAAGATGTTCCCCGATGAGACTGAAGCCCAGTTCGTTATCAATGATACCGCTCCTGACACAGACGCATCTGTAATCTACGAAGTCAGTGACACGAAGGTTGACGGTGATGGTGTAGGGTTTACTGAGTTCGCTACAAACATCTACAGCAGACAGGACTTAGTAACGAACGAAGATAATAATTGGGTTAAGTTCAAGGATATTGATAATACTACCAACACAAATCTCAATTACGAAATTCTACTTCAGCGAAGCTCAGATGAGCCAACAGAGAGAACTGGACGGTATGATATGCAAGAGCTTAATACAGTTGTACTGATTCCATTCAAAGACAAAGGCATCTCATACCTCGTTGATAGAAACATTACTGGAACGAACCTTGGAATACTCAAAGAGCTTCATAACATCGGCTCGTGGCGGTTCGATGTAACTGCTAACACGACACCAGAGGTTCGTAGTTTCGTAGTTGGTGAAGCAAAGCAAGCTGGTGATATAACAATCAAATCTGAAAGCCAAAAGGTTGATTACAGCGACTATGCTAATAAGATTACTGTCACAAACGGGCAGCTTGATTCAGCAACAGTTGAGTCACAAGCTGAGATTAATGCTGTTGGTGAGACATTCCACAGAACATTTGTGAAACCTGAAGCGAACAGCTATAGTGAACTCTTTGAAAAGGCTGAATCTATACTCACAGAAAAGATTCAGAACAGAAAAGAAGCTGGTAGTCTCAGTGCCGTCCCAACAGAGATTGACGTTGGATATGAATATCAGTTCCCACAATGGGAAGATAGATTCAGTGGCGGTACACAAGTAGAGAATGGTGCAGCATACTATAATGCTAACCAAACTGAATGGGTTACACAAGAAGTTAATGGTGCAGCAACAGAAACGATAGATATAGATATGGCTCTGGAAGTAGTTGTGTGGGTTGACTTGTCAGACTTGGGTACTGATGAATACACTCACATCGTCTCAAGTGAGAACGCACACGACTTACTCAGAGTATATGGTGATGGTTCAATTGGTGTAGAGAATCCGTCTGATGAACACAGCGAGCCTGTCAGTAGAAGCGCGTCCGGTGTTGTAGAGAGCCAAACTCGGCAGCGCGTCAGTGTGTTCAGCTACTACGACTTCGATGCTGATACACTAAACGGAGAAGTATACGTTGATGGTGGTACGTTTGGCTCACCGGACCACACCTTTACAACAAGCAAGGTTGGTGAACCGGGCTACGTCTATCTCGGTTCAGCGTGGCCTCAACGACGGCTACACCGTTCAAAAATCGACGCCCATTGGGAGATGGACACAAATACTATCAGTGGAGGCCTACTCGAAGATAGCTATTACGGCTCCACACAGAACCCACTAACAGATAACGGTTTTACTGAGATGGCCGGTAAGTGGCGCGGAGCTGTGGAAATAGATTCAGCAGCACCACTTGACTCAGGTGACAGTACAGTCTGGAATCTCGATGCAACCAGCAATGATGCGTTTACAGTTAGTATGTGGGTTCGCCCGGATGCGTCGTCATACGTCCTCTTCCAAAAGGGCGATGTGAAAGATAGCTCTGTTGAGGGGTATCAGTTGTATGCAGACTTCGGTGACTTGTACTTCGAAGTAACAGGAGAAAATGGAACGAACCAGATTGAGATGGCAGGCGAAGCTGATACGCTTGAAGATGGAAGTTGGCATCACGTAGCCGCTTCGTTCAACACTGACGGAGATGCGTTCAAAGTCTACATTGATGGTACTGAAGTCGGTTCACTCATCTCTGGAGACTTGGGGAGTGTGTCAAATACTGAGCCATTCCAGCTTGGTGGTGCTATCTCGGGCGGTGCTGGTGTAGTTATTATGGATGACGTTCGTATGTACTACCCGGACCAGCTAACACAATCTGAAGTCAGCGAACTGGCAAACTTCAGCCTCGCTGATAATAACTTCAGTGATGCACTTGACGACTACCGCCTATGGAATATCAATCTCGATACTGAAGACGACGATACAACGAGAACATCTGCACAGGTGCTTCTTGATAATCCATACACGGCTGCAATGCCCGGAACGGACTTGGAAATAGTCCTCGATGGGGATAGTGGTGTCTCCGGTGATGGTATCGTGACGTATTGGCGGTTCGAGAACCTTGCTGATTCAGCGACACACGACATTACAGATTACGCAACGTCTGGTAACACTAATAACCACGCAATTCTGAATGGTGTCACTATCGAAACCAGAACAGCACTCCTCGATGAAGTATCATACAGTCTTTCGAGTGATTCTTCATCTATGGACTTGAAGTTTGACATTCAGAAGCGCGTTGACGTACAGCTTAACGAAACGAAGACTGAACTGGAATCTACGAAGCGTTCGTTGTAAGGTGTTGATTATGGTTGAACCAGCTATTATTGCTGCTGCGATTACCGTCATCGGGACGATAGTTATTGCAGTTGTTGGATGGTTGTACAGAAAACGGAACAAACGAATTGTGCGTGTCGAAACAGACACCACAGAAATTGAAGAAGATATATCAGCCCTCCAGAGTCGAGTTGATACACTCTGGCGGTGGGCATTCGGGCGAGAAGATGACGCCACAGACAAGGGAATTAGTAAAGAAATCGAAGAAGGCTTCGACAATATCGAAAAAGATATTGGTGAAGTTCGCAAACGTCAAGAAACATATCACGACGTTGAGATGGACAGGCTCGAACAACTTGTCAACGAACTCCACGATGACGAAGACGTAGACGTGGAGCGCGAAGACGTGTTCGAGGATTAACACTACGTGTGATGAACACACGCGCCTCCGCTTGGGGGCCGCACCGCCGATGACGCTCTGTAGAATGAGTCGAGGCAATGTAATCCCACTTTCACTCACTGTAGTGGGGTACTCTGTGTCAAGGGCATCTGCCCTTATTGGCTATTGAAGCCATTTACCATTTTTTGTCGTCGGTTCCGGCATCGTGTTGAAGTTGCCGCCCTCGATGACGTAGTTATAATGTGATGCAACAGGACTTTTCTCTTTGTTGCTTGCTTTGAAGACTTCTTCTCTGTTTACCCACCCGAGGACTTCGACGTACTGAGCATCTTCCGGCACGTACACGACTACGAAGGCTTCAATGTTTTCCTTTCTTTTCTTGTCTTCTTCAACCCACAAGTCGGTTGAGTCAGGATTATTATTCACTCTGTAGGTATTACCTTTAATATCTACAGACTTTTCATCCCCACCCAAGGCGAGGTGTGTGTCCACGCCGTCATCTCCATCAGTGTAAATCTCTTCATCGAGTTCTGCATCCTCGTACAACTTACTGATGGCGTACTCAGCCCGAAGGCCAACGTCGTGACAGCCAGCACTATCATCTTTAAGGTTTCGGTTGCGCCCTGTCTCGCCGTTGACGTAAGACTTATTACGTTGTGCTGCTAAGTCTCTAATGTGTTCCAAGTCGTCGTCTGTCAACTCCACACAGATTCGCCCATCGGTGGGTTTCGGAGCAGACATATCTTCTTGGAAACTGAAGAGGCTTTCTTGTTCGTCGTCTGTACTATCGTCATTCTGTTGGAAACTGAACGTCATATTTGCTTGCTTAAACCGAGATATATTCAAAAACAGTACAACTACACCGAGGCAAGGGCACGCTCAACCGTGGGATTGACGCTCCACTCTGCGGCTGCACCGGCTTCAGTATCGTGCTTGACTAAAATATCAGCATCGGAGAGTGTCTGGAGTGTCTGTCCGATAAGATTATATTCACTTGCCGAAAAGTTACTGTCACCAAGGATAGACACGACTGTTGCTGCGTGTCGCTCAAGGGCCGACAGTTGCTCGTCAGAGAGGTTGCAGATAGCAGAGGTATCACACGTCTCGATGAATCGCTCACCGCGCTCTGTCCACGTCCACGTCGTCTGAGAGCCTTGCCAGCCGTCCCACTTCGCAATCACATCAGCGTGGCGGAGTGACTGAAGGACACCTTTGTCAATTGTATCTGTATGCTTAAATCGCCACTTCTCTTTTTCAAATACAGCGTCGTCTGGATTGTAATACTGTGCAACTCGCGCCAAGTCTGAAATATCGTCTGGAGACATATTCATAAATCGCTTGCTCAAGCGTTATTCTTCAGAGATTGTCACGTTCCCTGCACCGCCACTTCGAACAAGTTCAGCAACGTAGTCTGCCATTTCCTCAGTTGCCGTCTCTTGCTCAAACTGTTCACCATTCGGACTCTCGTATGATACTGTGTACGTCATCGTTCGTCACCGGGAATCATTTCCCATTCGTCAGATTCTTCAATCATTTCGAGGAGTTCCTCGTTCGAGTCTGCTTCGGCTTCAAGTTCTTTGTAGTCGTAGTAGATTTCTGGATACGTCATAGATTTGCTCACCGTATACCGGAAGGACTTAACTCTTTCCCTTCCTACCTAATACTATGTACTCCACCCACTTAAAGGTTTCGGTTTTTCTTACTTAACTGATATGTCGTTGAACCACTCACAGTCTTCCTCAACGAACGCACCGAGGAAATATTTCTTTACAGCAGCAACATCACTCTCATCATCAGTATAAAGTTCTGCTTCGAGTTCAGTGTTGCATTGAACACACGCCACGCGAACCACCCAACTCTCTGTCAGTTCATCAACTGGTTCTGCTTCACCGATTACAAAGAGTTCGTGTGTCTTT